GATAATATAGGTTTTCCTAGAGTATTAGGGCTGACAAGATCTCAAAAGAATGATATTCTTGGAAATCCATGCAAAGCTAGAATGATATTGACTATATTGTCAATGTTCAAATTAGTAAAGCTGGAACCCGATTATAATATTTCTACAATAACGGATCCTTTGTCAGTTAACAAGGATGTGATGGTTAAAACAATCAATGAAATTAAACTTAATTTACCAAAGATATTAAAAACTCTTAGAGTAACTAAATTTGTTCCAAAAGATTGCAACCCGTTACATGTTACACTCAAAGCAGGAGCCTATGGCCCCAAAGCAATGGGTGGAACTAGCGTGCATGACTTTGCAGCTGTTAGCGAGGAAGGTATCTTACTTAATATCAAGAAATTGTTTAAACTGGTTTTAACACCAGATCAACAAAAGATTGTTAAAAAGTTAGAGTACCAAACCGCTGATTCCATAACCCCTGATATCTACCGTAATACAAAACCTTCGGCGCGACTTCACTTCATTTCTGAAGGAGGAGGCAAAACGAGAGTTATATGTATTGGAGATATCTGGACCCAAATGGCTTTAAAACCCATTCATAATAAAATTATGACGACTCTTAAAAAAGTTGATTGGGACGGTACATCTAGTCATAATATTTTAGCTACCAAGCTAAAACATCACACTAAGATGAGAGAATTCTTTTGTTTTGACCTAACGGCCGCAACAGACAGAATGCCCATCCTTCTCCAGAAAGAGGTGTTAAAACCAATTTTTGGAAAAGAGATTACCAATTTATGGAGCGATCTTTTAATCAATAGAGATATTGATAATAGAGGCGCGCCTGTGCGTTATGCTGTAGGTCAACCAATGGGCTTTTTAAGCTCTTGGTCGGCCATGGCACTAACACACCATATCATTATCCACCATTGTTTTGTTCTTTGTGGGGTTCCCCCTCATAAAAGAACATACATGGTAATAGGAGATGATATGGCAATCAGTCATGCGAATGCAGCGAAGAAGTATCAAGAAACTTTAGAAAGTTTGGGAATTCAGATCTCAAAGGGAAAATCCTTGTTTCCAAACAAACTTAAGTTCAAGGGTGCAGAACTAGCCAAAAGGAATTTCCTTAATGGACAAGAACTGTCACCAATTACTCCTTCACAAGTTGTACTG